TGATAATTGAGGCAGTAGCCATCGAAATACCACCCTGACCAGCATCTCTAGAGACCGCTGTAATCATTCCCTGAGAGTCAAGAGTGCCTGTTGCCATCAAAAGCATACGTTCAAACTCTTTGGCAGTCGTAAGGTTAGTTCCATCGGTATTGCCAAACTTGAACGGGAACAGAATCTCATTGGGATTGCCGTTTGTCAGGATAGCTTTACCTGGCTTAACTTCAAACTTAGCACCACGGGGAAGGCGAGTAGCATCCATAGCCATCATTGGGCTAGTTGTCAGAGCTAGTGAATCTAAGTGTGAACGAACTTGAGCATCTATGGCTTTTTGTGAGTTGTAAGCCTTCTCAACAGTACCACGACCCAATAAGCGATTAGGAACTGTATCGTCCTGATAAGCAAGAATCGGTCTATCCTTCATCATGTATGGATTGGCTTCTGCTTTGAGAAGCGTTCCATCATTGGCAATCACGACAATTGCTTCAACCAGATCGGAATACTCATCTTGGAGAGAGTCTTCAGGAAAGAAATCCTCTACTTCACCATCTTCGTTTTCCAACTGTTCTAAGTACTCACGGGGGACTAAGCCATAGTAAGTAAGAAGTTTTACTTTATCGTCTTCGTACTGAGAAACCTCTTGGGTAGGCTCTAAGTCCGTATCCATAGAGTCAGTACCGACCTTGACCTTTCGGTAGATGCCTTCTTCTTGACCCTTAACGATCTTGTGAATAGAGACATACTTCTCAATAGCCACACCCATACAGTCATCAATAGACGTTCCATTGGGGTCAAACAAGAAGTTACGGGGGTTTACAGGAACAATCTTGACTGCAATGCGGTCTTGTTCTACCACTCCGATAGCCGCTTGACCCATCTGACCAGGTATTGCCTGAGTAGCGGGAACAAAGACTTTCTCTGTTTTGACAACAATCTCACCGATACCCGTACCATAAATCTCAGCCAACAGCTCAATCTGGTCAATAGACTTGCGAATCTTATCGACTTTGAAGTCTTCCATGAGTTGTGCTTTGATGGCAGCAACATCGAGGGGGCTACCATTGACATCACGGATATCGTCTTGAATGTCAAAGAACTCACCCTGACCGAAGATTGCTTCCATGATTTCAGCATGGCGTGTCTCTACGGCTTGTTGGGTAGCGGGGGTAACGATACGGCTACGCTCGGAGTCACGGGTTTTGTCTTGGGCATCCCACTCACCATTGAAGATACGCTCGTACTCTAGCCAATCATCAAGACAGTTAACATCTCGCCAATCCCTCCAACGATCACAATGGTTAACAACAAAGTTAACTATTTCCTTGTCGGACTCGGTTGGTTCTTGATATTCCATGATAGACCTTTAGAGTTTTTTCCACTCGGCAAAAGACATTCTTAAAGCATTTGGGTCGCCAGCTTCTTTTTCGCTTTCGTATTGCTCTCGGCTATTGGTTTCCAAAACACGATTAACTTCACCTTGATTAAATTCCATGTTTCTGCGGTTTACATCACGACCTTCAGTAGTCGCCATGTTTGCTTTATAGTTGGCTTCTGCTCGTCTACGAAAACCAAGGGCAGGATCAGCTTCATTTGGCAAAACAATACCTTTTTCGCCAGCGGCTTTGCGATTGGCTAGGTCTTGATATTGAATGCGGGTCATCTCGCCATAGCGTTTTGCTTCCGCTTCATCTTTCTCCGAGTAACCAGATTTACCACGTTTATAGGGACTTGGCATTGTTTTCTCCTTGATTAAACACCGCTAATAATATCTACAGGTTGCCAATCCTCGCTATCATCTTCTTCCATGTAAGATGTAACAGCCAGTTGGTCAATGTAACTAAGGGAGTCAGGCAAGTCATCGTGAACCCCTTGTGCAGGGAACAGGATTAACTGGTCTACGAACTCATCCCAATCTTCTTCCGAATTTAACACAATTCTGCCATGCTCGAACCTACCTTGTAAAGCCCAGATGATTCGATCCGCTTTTTTTCTATTCCCATGAGTCAAATCTACGATGTGGGCATAGGTGTTGTTTTTTCTCATAAGGTCGCTTAGATAGGGCAAAACAGCGTTCTTTAACGCCCCCCTCTCTATCCCTACACTAAGGGGTCGGTAGTCCCGAATGGCAATCAGAATCTTGGAGGCGGTCTCTCGGATGTCCCATCTCCCGTGTTCAATCTTCTCAACAAACCACTTCCCATCATCTGTAACCTTTACTATTGAGATAGCGGACTCGTCCAGACGTTTCTTAGCATTGGCGGCTTGTTTGGCAACTTCCTCGAATCCTGCTAAGTCAACAGCGATGTAATAGCTTCCATGTTCAGGCTTAACCCCGTATTTGATCCACTCTTCCTTGAAGATGTCAGAACCCGCATTGGTAAACGAAGCCATGTACTCTTGCTTGAAAGCAAAGGTACTCAGGGTTTTCTTAGCACTTTCTATCTCTTTTGCGTCAATCAATGGGTTATCAGCGGTCGTAAAGTGCCAGGACTTCCAATCAGGATCATCCTCTGACTCTCCCAACTTAAAGGTGTCGTAGAACCAGTTGCGTCCTTTTGGCGTCCCAATGAAAAGCGCTCTCCCCCGTTTATCAGACAAACTGGCTCGAATGACCTGTTCCCATGCTTCAGGTTTGATGTCGGCAACCTCGTCCAGTACGGCATAGGTTAGAGAGACTCCACGAAGGGTATCAGGTCTATCCGCACCACGAACGTATATCCTAGCCCCGTTTATCAGGGTAATGTCTAGGTTATTTACATGGGATGATTGAATCACCTCTCTGCCAAGGTCTAGCAGTAAGTCCCAGATAATTTGTCTTGATTGTCCCATAGTGGGACTAACGTAAAGAACCGCAGAGCCTTGTGGACACTTGAGTCCTTCAATCAGAAGGGTAACTGCCGCCATCCTACTCTTACCGCACCGACGACCAGCAGCCACAACCTTAAACCTTGTTTTGTCGGCAAAAACTTGCTGTTGCCACGGCAGAAGGGAAAAATTAAGATCAGCCATTATGGTCTTTCAAGTATTGAACAGCATTTTCCATTACACCTATATCGTCTTTAAACAAACCAAGTGCTGTATTGCAACTTTTGCAAAGTAGCTTCCTGACTTTATTTGTTTTATGGCAATGGTCAACAGCCAATCTAGCAGTTTCTTTTGTTTGATGATGAATAAAAGTTTCAGGCTTTTCACAAATAGCACACAAGTTGTTCTGCTTCGCAATCATTTGCTCATACTCATCCATCGAAAGACCAAAGTTTTTACGAAGGTTTGAAGTCCTTTGATACTGCTTAACCTTATCAGGATTGTTCTTTTTCCACAACAAAGATGCAACTTCCAACTTTTCCTTGTTCTCTTCTTTGTATTTCTTAAGTTGAACCTTCAGTTTGTCTTTTTGTTCAACATATCGTTTTGCATGGTATTTCTTACTGCAATCAATGCAATGATACTGAAACCCATCCTTCTCTTTTTTAGCTTTGTGAAAGCATGAAGTAGGCTTGTATTGAACACAACTGAAGCAAAGTTTTGTTTCCATGTAACCACCTTTAAAGATGGTTGATTGTATCACAAACAATCTTTAAGGAATACCTCTTGTTGCCAAGGAAGTAGAGAGAAATTGAGATCAGCCATATTTAGCCTCTACATCTTGGGGTTGTTCAGTATCAATTATTGTGGGTTCTTGTCCTAGCCCCGTGATATTGATAGTTACGGCACTTCTCTGACTCTTGTCCTTTTCAAACAAAGAAACAGGTAGAGTCCTATCAAGACACATCTTTAAAGCAACTAATTGATGGGGATGGTCATCATTAAGGGCTATCTCTATCACCTTCTGAGCCACATCCTTACCTCCACTCCTAATCATCAACTCCTTTAGCTCCTTGAGCCTCTGGTGGTCTGTCTTAGGCAATATAGCAGGTGGGTTGTCAGCAAACCTCTGTATGGTCATCTTGACACTCCCCTTGGGTCTTCCTCTTCCTCTTTTTTCCATTTTCTCCTCCTTGGAATGGATGTTTTATTTTAGCTTTTTCTGAGGATGGGGTGTACCACAAATATCTACCAACCCAACCTACCCCCTCCCCCCCTGTGTTTCCATACAGCATAGGGTTTCTACCTACTCGTTTACCCTGACAGGGTTTCTACTACTGTACAAGCAGCCAGGACTGTTTATCTATACAGATCAGGGTTTTCCCTACTGTTTATTTAACCAGGTCTAAATGCGAATGATTCTTATTTGCGTTTACTTGTGCATAAGAGACGGCGGGTACTTTATTGGGTTACTTGAATTCTAGGTTTAGCATTGTCTTATTCCCTTATGTGCTCTCTTACCTTATCTACTGATTGATCTGAATTGGGGCTATCAGTTGTTTCCCGACCTATATTTAAAATACTCAGATCGTCACCAGGTCTAAACCCTTGATTGTGCGCTTCACTGTAAAGGTCTAATATGTTTTCAAAACCACGGCATAAATTACCCTTACCAGCTGCCAACAAGATCATGCGTTGCTGGTTTGATAACGTTCGCTGGAAATACTTTGTATTAGGGCTTGAAGGTCTACCCATGATGTACCCATAAAATAATTTAAATAATTCTATCATCTAAGGGAAAACACCTATGGTTTTTTTCTTTTTTAATCCGATAATTACTATACTTTCATGTGAAAGTGCAACTAATAGGCGTCACATCATGTATCCACAAAGTGCAAAACAAGCTCTAGAGCAGCTTCAATCTATTCCTACAATCCATCAGGATTACAGCTCTTTTAGGTTTTCTAGGTTATTCCATTACGATCATTTAGAACTAGAAGGGTTTTCTATATCTGAGGGTTGCTGGGTTACTTTATGGTCAATCCATAACCTTGCATAAGGGGCTAAAAATGAAAAACACTTTTTTAGACTACCTTGCTGCACTCGTAATTGGTCTTATGCTTTGCATAGGTTTACTTGATTATTTTGATATTTTAGTAAAATAGTTCACAATTTTTAATAGGCGTTCAAAATCATGGATAAGATCACACAATCAATAGAATCACTCAATAGGGCTAAAAACGGGGATTCACTCGCAAATTATCAGGCAATTATGCAAGGGTTTGCAGATAAGGGAATAGCAGCAAGTGACATTATCCCTAGGGAAAACGTGTTCACCTACAATGCCTGGCTAGCCCTTAATAGACAAGTAAAAAAGGGTGAACATGGGGTTAAAGTTGTGACATGGATTCCAGCAAAACAAAAAGATAGTGAAAGCAGCTTTATGTTGTGTAGGCGTTCAACTGTTTTCCACATTTCACAAACCGATGCTATCCAGTAATTAGACTGTAAACCCTCTTTATGGGGGGTTTATGGCCTAGTGTCTCACTGGGGTTTTTTCAACTTTTTATAGGCGTTCACACAATGACAAAACAGCAAATTTTAGCCTTGCAATTAATAGGCAAGGGAATAATTGAATCGGCAAATTTAAGCTCTACTGGTGCACCAGGGGGCGTGATCTATAGTGCTCT